AGTAGTAAAGTTGAATACAGTTGGTCGGATCCGGTATTCGCGCACTCCCAGCAGGAAAACGCCTGTGCCACTCAGCAAAGACAGGAGAAGCGAAACCGCGAGCATTTTTTCTACATCGGTCACATACCCCCCTTAGCACCTGGTAATCAGGTGGCGTGAGGGTACGGAGTCTGTAATTTAGAGAGGTAAAGAAAAACAGCGCCCGGAGGCGCTGTTTTGAGGGGGATCAGATTGCTGCTGGTGGTGCAGGCCAGGCAGATTCCGGCACGTTGCCGATATCCGTATCTTTCAGCTGTCTGATGTAGGTCATCCATTGTACCAGCTGCGCCTTATCGTTATCCGGCAGGATGCCAAGCGCCAGCTCCGCCTGCCAGTCACTGATAAAGGTCCGCGCTTTTGATAGGAGTAAATTTCTGGTGCGCTCCGCCATTTCCTGCAGTTCTGCGACAGAGTGTTTATAAGCCTCCACTTTGCCATTACGGTAAACCCACCCGCCTAATCGATCCATGCCTTCTGGAATACTGGAAGCGTCCACCTCTGCCACCCAGCAGTTGATCGGCCACAGTTTTGAAGCGTCCGTGTCAAAGCTGACTACCCGACCTGCTTCGTCGTACACAATTTTCATCGTGTCTGGTGAATACAGTTTTTGCGATTCATACCAGTCCTGACCGCTTTTGCAACGGACGAAAATGATATTCATGTCATTGAGCGACTGCAGTCTGGCAACCTCTACTTTTTCTTCGTCAGTGGAAGATTCAGTAATGACCGGTACATCCGGTGTGTATTTTTTAAATGGTCCAAAATTTAACATGTTCATCCTTACGCAAAGCCTGCTGTATACCAGCCACCGTTAATACAGTACTGAACGCATCGCGCAGTCACGATGTCGATATATTGGTCCTGATTGTCGTTCCTGGCAGACGTTATAACGTAGCCGCCCTCTTCAGACATACCGGGGCCGTTCCAGGTTGATGCTTGTTTAAAACCGGCAAATCTGACGGCAGTAACAAATCGTGCTGCCATGTAGTTATTGATAAATCCGCCCCAGACCGGACCATAGATATTTCCATCCGCATGCATGACTGACTGACCATTACCCGAATACACCACATTACCGGCAAAAAGATTGCCACCAGCATTGATAGTTCCATTTGCTGAAAAGTTGCCACCTACGTTGACGTTGTGGCTCATAACGACGTCGCCATTGCTGCCACTAAAGCTGAACGGCCTTAGATTATTAAATCCACCATCCGGATCATTCTGGTTTGTGACCAGCATGTAATAGTTTGAACCATCAAACCGGTGAATCATTCCGATGTTGGAGCCACCAGGCGGACGTATGCGCAGGCCGTTTGCATCTTCGGTGACAAATTTCCCGTAAGCGTAAAGCTGATTAGGAGTGACACGAAGCGTTTTTACGTTGTTTGCATAAACATCTAATATTCCATCTCCAGGACATATTAAACCTGAATCGCTGTCGCCAATATTGATTGAGCCCTGATTATCAGCAAAAGCACTTGTTCCGAGATTTCCGATGCTAATATGTGCTGTTACAAACAGTCGGCCTCGGGTAAAGGTATCATTCTCAAAGTGCGCATCTTTATCGACAACAAGCGACCCCATCAAATGCGACGCTGAATTGATATTAAGATGTCCTGCAACAATATTCATAGTTGCCTGACCATCAATAATCGCATCTGTTGGATCGACCAGAATACGGGCGTCGTAATCATTCAACTTCGCAGTCGATGAGTTGAAGTCGATATATGGGCTTGCTGAAATTAGGCTGACCTGACTTCTGAACTCCGCAGCGTTGTAAGCCCTGAATAAATCGCTAACTTCCAGCCCACCTTTTACCGACAACGCGACATAACTGGCCGGAAGGGTTGTATCTACTCCGCCAATGATCGTCTGTCCGCGAATGTAATTTGGCGCACTTCCCTGCATAAACAGGTTCCAGCGGCTTAATCCGCTGCGGGCTGTTTGACGGCCTTCAAAGGCATAAGCCGTTGCAATACTGGCACTCGCTTTGTCATAAGAGCGGAAGGAGGTCATTAGCGCGACTGCCGCGTTGGTGTTTACAACGCTGCTGTTGCCCCAAAACTCTACCATGTCAGCTACAGTCTGCCCGGTGTTACCATCACCTACTGATAGTTCCACACCAAAACCAATACCGCGAGTTGTCGCGTCTGCACCAATATTGGTGTAAGCCATTGCAGCAATCTGCGTCGCACCTGTCAGATTGCCTTTGCCCGGTGCTGTGTTTCCAAGCGTCAGCATGCGTCCAGTACTGTCACTGCCGCCGCCAAGTGCAAGGTGGCCTTTGTCGCTGAAAAGCGCGATATTCTGGTTCCACGTTACACCGTTATTCCGGCTATCCACATCAAGACGCAGATTGCTGCCCTCGCCTCTCAGGCGGAAGCCAGCAGCGTCTGCGTCGCGGTCAATGAAAGTGACTGTAGGCGCAAAGCTGTTAACCGTGATCCCCTGAGTACCGTCACTGCTGCTGCCCGTTACCACCAGAGCGGCATTCGTCAGATCGCCTACTGCGGTTGCGCCTTTCGCCAGCACGTTTACCGGGCCGGTAAAATCAGCGCCCCTGTTTACCGTAAGGTTGCCGCCGACAATCGCGTTATTCAGGAGGTTCATTGTCGAAACGTTGGTTTCGCCCGTACCGTCGCCTGACAGGGTGAGCCACGTACTCGTGATCGAGTTACCCCAGGAAACGCCATCGTTACTGTCCTTGGACTGGCCGAAATACCAGTGCAGCGTGTCATCTGACTTTTTGCCGCGCAGGTAGTAGGCTTTGTCTTTGGTTTTGGGCTTCAGTTGCAGCGTAATTGCGTCAGCGGTGAATGAGCCAGAGCCGTCAGAGGAAAGACCGCCGCCACCGGTAATAGCCAGCCCGCCAGCACCCTGTAATGTGGCTAAGCCGTCTCCACTATTTAGAGCAAGGCGAGCCGCAATGACACCTGCTGATGTACGCGCATCAATGGAAATTTTGCCGCCGCCGTGCGTCATGTTCGTGGTAGTTATGCCACCGAGAATCCTGCCACTCCAGGCATCACCGCTCACTGCCGCCACACGGCCAACGATCTGCATGATGTCTGTTTCGTATGCAGGGGGCTTATCGTCAGGCTGATCGGTCCTCAGAAACGTCATAGACGGCACGGACGGCTCAGAACGGATTACACCGATACGAAAACCGGCGCTGATCTGAGAGCCCACGTCCAGATTTTTCGAAACCGTCAGCTTTGGCGTGTTGATACTGGTCAGCTTGCTTGTGCTGGTAATATCGTCGTTATCGCCTGCCTTTGCCGCGCCCGCCTTAACCAGATCCGCCAGCGTCATGCTGGCGCTGTCCATGACCTTCCGCCAGCCGTTTTTATCCGCACCGGCTGACAGACCGGACCACACCCAGTCGCCTGAAACTTTGCCTGCCAGACGTAGATACATCACGCCGCCCTGCGCCACCAGCAGCTGCAGGAGTGCAGCGTCGGCATCATATTTCCGGCGCATGTTGAATAGCTGGCCGCGCAGCGTCTGCGTGGTTTTACCAAGATCTATCGGACCATCACTGAAGGTGCCGCTCAGCGTCCAGAAGGCATTCTGCTCAGTCACTGATACGTCGGCCAGTGAGGTGATTTTGCTATCGAGTACCAGCGACGGCGCGCCCACACCAAACGCACCCACGGCCATCAGCGCACCCGGCGTCATATCCATTGGGTTTGTCTGCTGATCTGCCTGTGCGGCGGTACCGAGGCCGAGGTGATTTCGGGCCTCCGCCACGTCCGGCAGATCAGCCAGATTCTCACTGGCGACCAGTTGCTTCTCGTTGACCAGCTTATCCAGCTCGATGTTCTCACGGAACATCGCCTTGTCGTGAATATCCGAGCCGTTATTGGCAATAACCATGTTGTTATCGATCATGCCTTTAAGGATTTTCAGCCCTTTCAGGTTGGCTGCAATCAGCTCATCATCGCTGGTGAAGATCGAATCCAGCGTGATACCGACCTGCCGGTTGATACGGTAATTGGTGACGATCATCGCCTGCGTAACCTGCGTGATGCCGGTTGGCACAAGTACGCGGCATAACTCCAGCTGGTTCGGCTTCAGCGCAACAGAGATATCCTGCGCAAAGACGCGTGCGGCCTCGACCGTGGAGGTGATATCTACCTGATCAGTCTTAACGCCCAGTTTGTAGTTTGCCTCAAGCACGATACGGGTAGTTTTACCCGCCACAACCGGCAGCGTCAGATCGGCCAGATGCTGGACCGTAATTTGATGTGCGTTCACGTCGATTGAGGCCGCGCCCTGCCCGCCTTCCGCCTCTTTTGAGGTAACGACGATATTCAGCCCGGAACCGGCGACCGGTGCAAAGCCCAGGTAAAAACCGGATCGCACAATGCCTTTCAGTTTTCGGTTCAGCGCGGAACTGGTGTAGGTCTCCAGATACTGCATATCCGCCGACAGCGGCGCAGTGCCATACGCCTTACCCGCCATAACGCCGATATCGGTAATTTCATTACTGCTCATGTGCGTTACGCCGTTTTCTGTTCGATGGTGACGATAAGACGATAGGCCTTACCACGAAATACGGTGTCCTGCTGCAGGCACAGCACGGCAAACGCGTTGCCATCGGCGTCCACCAGCGTCAGCGTATTGAGGTCATAGGCTTTGCCTTCCGGAAGAATGGAATCATCCAGCTGAATAGTGATCGAGATATCCGCGCCGGTACTGGTGAGAATCAGAGGTGTTTCAGTGAATTTACCGGTCAGGTTGTCGTTGCTGAACGTGGAGGGAATATCAGCAATGTTCCAGCCGCCAGCAGCGCTACTGCTGACCAGTGTTGACTTACCCCAGTAGGCTTTCACCATCTGGAAACGTGATCCCTTGCCGATGGAAGATTCGGCGCGACGGATGTAGTAGTAATCCAGCAGCTTCGCTTTAAACAGCTTGCTGCTGACAGAGATAGTATCAGCCATAAAAAAGCCTCTCAGAGTTAAGAGGCCAGAGGGTATAGAGTTTGTAAAATCCGATGGTCAACTACGCGACAAATTGCTCATAAAAAAGCGTGGCGATCGTGCTGGTGCCGTTGCCGTCGTCGGGCAGCGCCAGAATAAACTCCGGCGTCCCGTCAAAGGGAAACGCCATTGTTACGCTACTACCGTCCGTGCCGGTTGCTGTGACGCCCTG